TTCGGCAAGTTTAATAAGGTCACGACTAAAATTGTCTAAAACAGGTGTGTTTGAATTAACCTCTGTTTTTTTTGGTAGTTTCCCACCTTCCTCAACTGAATCTGTCATAAAATAGTTTTTATTAAAATTAAATGAATTTGTTGTTAAATTCAACTACAAATGTAATTCAAAATTATTTATCATTAAAAAAAAAGTTATGGCAATCACAAAAGAAACAATCAGTGGAACAAATATTATTTGTGAAATTGAATCATCAAACATTACTAAAACAGATTTCAACACAGAGAGTAAAAAACTAATTGTTGATTTTAAAACAGGGGCTCAGTACGAGTATGAAGGAGTTCCACATGAAGTTTATACAAGATTTAGAATGGCGGAATCACAAGGAAGTTTTTTCAATAAAAACATTGCAAAGGCTTACAAATATAAAAGATTGTAATTAGTTGATATTTATTATTTGTGAAAGATAATAATATAATCCAAAGTTTTTTTTCTAAAGATGAACTCAACTCAAAAATTTGGGATGAGGACCAAAAATTGAGAAAAGAAGTAAGAGAAAAACTACTTCAAACAGCCAATGAATTTATTGATTTTATTGGTGTTCCTTTATTAATTGAAGATGTTATTTTCACAGGTTCTTTAGCAAACTACAATTGGTCTGAGTATTCTGATATTGATTTACACGTGGTTTGTGATTTCATTCAATTTTCAGAAACTGAATTATCACTTTACGAAGAATTATTTAAAGTTAAAAAAACTATTTTTAATACCAATCACGATATTAAAATATTTGGATACGAAGTTGAGCTATATGTTCAAAACGCAACTGAGGCACATTTTAGTTCAGGGGTTTATTCAGTTCTATATGATGAATGGGATGTAAAACCTGAAAAAGAAGATTCAAATATTGATACGAAAGTTCTTAAATCAAAAATTAATCATTGGAAAAATCAAATTGACACTGTTGTTGATAACGCGACTGAAAAAGATATTGATGAAGCTCGAGAATATATTAAAAAGTTTAAAGAAAAACTTAAAAAATATCGTAGTTCAGGTCTTAAAAAAGAAGGTGAATATTCTTACGAGAATTTGGTGTTTAAATACTTAAGAAGAAGTGATTACTTAGAAAAATTATTTAATTTAGAGAATAATCTTTTAGATAAAGAACTTTCTCTAATGGAACAAAACATAGATTTTTTACTTAATCTAAAAAAATCCTAATTTTCTGTATATTTATAAAGAAAAAATAACATGGCAGTATTTTCGTCGGGAACTTATACTTATAAGTTAATTAATTACACAGGTGTGACTAATTGTGAAGCGTGTACTTCATCAATACAACCACACCCAATATATGGTAGTATGTCAAATTCTGCTGATACTATTGTTCAATTAACTGCAATAACCCTTGGTGGATTTAATGGATTAAATAATTAAAAAAAATGAGTAAGATAAAACCAATTGGTAGTGAAAAACTACAAGGAATTGAGAAATTACAAAGAATTATGGAGATTGCAAGATATAAAGAAGCAATCCCAAATTCTATAAATGAAACATCTTCAATTGATTACAGAATCACATTGGCTGATGGTAACACCTATGAGATTGTTAAAGAAAGATTAGGATATATCATTAAGAAACAAATTAACGAATCAACTTCAGAATATATTGATGTTATTAAAAATAGAAAACATTTTTCATCATATTCTGCGGCAATGAGAAAATTAAACTTAATGGCTGGTGAACTTAACAGAGTTAATGGTATTAGTGAAGGTATATCTTTATTTACTGAAGATAAAAAATATATGTTGAAGACTCCACAACCAAAAATGGAAGCTCCAACTGAAGCCCCTTCAGATTTACCACCACCATCTCCTGAGCCATCTCCGGCACCGGCTCCTGAGGATACAATGCCAACACCTCCATCAGATGAGGAATTACCAATGTCTCCTGAAGGTGAAGAGCCACCTGTTGACGATATGGGAGGAATGGATGACATGCCTGATACAGGTGAAGAACCATTAGAAGGTGGAGAAGGGGAACCTACTACATTTAAATCAATTCAAAAGTTAACAGGTAAGTTAGCTCAAAAAATTAGAGATTATTCTGGTGAAGACGAGTTATCAAGTAAAGATGTAAAATATGTTATTAATTCAATACTATCTTCTTTAGATTTAAATTCGTTAGATGACGAAGATAAAGACGAAATCTTAACAAGATTTGACGGTGAAGAAGAATCTGACTATGGAATGGAAGATATGGGTTCAGAAGAAGAAGAGAATGATGAATCAGATATAAGTTCAGAAGAAGAACCAATGCCATCACCTGAAGGTGAAATGGCTGAGGGATGGATGGACGAAATGGAATTTAAAGAGGAGGATTTTGTTGATGCTAGTTTAAATAAAATTTTTGGAGAATCTACAATTGAAAAAGTTCTTAAAAGTTATGTTGTAATTAATGAAAATGAAAAGAAATTCATTAAAGAAAAGAAAAAAGAAAAACAAGTTATTTCAGAATCAAAAAAGGTAAGATACTCAAAAGAAATTGAAAGATTATCTTTAACTGAAGCACAAGCTGAAATATCAAAAAAGATTGTTAATAATTTCCCATTTATAACTTTTGTTGGTAAAACTAATAAAGGTAATTTAGTATTTGAAAATAAAGACAAACAACTTAAAGTATCTCCACAAGGTAATATCCTATGAGTTATTTAGTTTTTGTTAACGGATTAGGTGCAAATTATAGAGGAAATAAAACTTACGAGTTTATTTTCTCAGAAACCACTGATGTATTTGGTGATGATTGGGACACAAACCCCGCAAATGGGAATCCAACACCACCTGATACTGAAGAAATTAAAAAAGTAGGAGTATTGAATAGAGACGGAATAGATATGGAGCTCGTTCAAAACTCCGATTTTTTTTGTATGAAAGATGCGATTGACAAAGTGATTGCGTTGGCTTGGGAAAAGGATAGTGATAAAGATGATAGATTAGTATTTCACTTTGGAATGAGTGAACAACAGGTTAAAGATAAACTATACGAAAAGGACATAATCCTTGAGTATTACAAAGAATTTGAAGAAAATGGTAACAGAAAAACAAATCCAAGAAATCATTAAGATGGGTGTTAGTAAAAACACTTTATCAAAGATGACATTAAAAGAAATTAAAAACTTACATGAGAGTATGGTTAACTCAATTGGTTTTGTAGGAATGGATAAACCAATAGGAAGAATGGAAACTAAGGAACAAACTGGTAAAGTTACTATGAAAGAACCTGACGCTGTTAAAATTAAAGCTTTGACTGATAAAGGTATTAACGTTGAACTAGGTGAAGCGAAATCAAAAAAAACAAAAAAGAAAGTTGAAAAAAATCCTTGGGCTATCTGTACATCATCATTGGATTTAGATGGTAAAAAAAGAGATGACTATACTAAAGGTGAAAAGAAAAAATTTGAAAGATGTGTTCTTGATGTCAAAAAGTCATTAAAAGAAGGTAAAAATCCATATGAAGTAATTTTGGAACAAAAAATGAGAGATATTGTTGAATCAAACTTAAGACCGACTATGACAAAAAAAGATTTAATCAATAGTATTTTAGAATCAAAAACAAAAGAAAAAACTAAAGAGAAGGAAAAAACAACTACCCCTACTAGAAAGAACCCTTTTAAACCGGCTCCTGATGCTGAGCCAAGACCAAAAGGTTCAGGAACTAAGGAAAAAGAAAAAACTAAGGAAAAGGAAAGAACAACAACAAATCCTAGAAAAAACCCTTTTCAACCAGCTCCTAATACAGAACCAAGACCAAAAGGCGAATTACCATCATATTTGAATTTTGGTAAAATGAATATTAAATTAAAAGGTGAGTAAGATGAAAAAAGAACAATTAGTAAAAAGATTGGTTAGTCGAATTAATGAGGCTCCTATCGGATACGAAGGACCTGAAAGAATGGCTCCTGATATCCAATCTAAATTTGAAAAAGGTGAAACTCCTCATTCAGGTAGTAAAGCATTTCCTGAAATTACACCTGAAGGACCGGATAAACCATCTAACTTTGAGCAACTTATTGCATCACAGAGATTTAAAGAGGTTATCAACAGATTAAAAAGATATACTGGCCTTCAAGATGTTACATCACAAAATGCTATGATGCAACTTCAAATGATGGTAATGAATGCTATGCAAGAGATTGCTCAGATAGAATCTGAAAACAGAGAATACTTGGAAGAACTTGCGATTGAGGTTGTTCAAAAAGAATTTGCAATTCCTGAAGGAGCGTTACAATATGATGTAAAGTTGGTTCAACCAAATGATATTGACTCAAGTAAGTTATCTCCTAAAGGTGAAGAACCAAGTGAAGAAGAAATTGAAAATATGTTTGGTTCTGAAGAAGAACAAGAACAACTTGAAGATTTCATGGACTCATTTGAAAAATTTGACTTAGAAAAGGCTAAAAGACGATTTATTAACTCACTTATCCAAGGAGCGGCTAAACAATCTTCTTATATGTTTGAATTGTTAAACAGAGAATTAAATGCCATTAACCCAAGGTTATTAAATTTGTATGGTGTGTTTATGTCATTTGCCGATTCACTTTATTGGTTAATGCCCGACTCAATGGTTCAAGGTATGGCGGGTGGTGGAGAATCAACATATGGTATGTCTGAGTTAGATGCTAAGACTGACCCACCGACAGTAAAGGCTCGTGGTGTTAACTTACCAATTCTTATTCATGAACTTGCTAAAGGTGTTATGGAAATTGCTGGTACATACGGATTACCAAAAGATAAGACAAGACAAGAGGCAGTAATTAACTCACAAGATACTGTTGTTGGTGAAATTTGGGATATGAGATTAGGTCCAGTTATTTGGCAAAAGTTCCGTGAGTCTTATCCTGATGAGTTATTTGATGACGATAAGAGAAACTTACAACAGTATTTCCTTGTTAAGTTTGCCGAACTTACTCCAAACGAATTTTTTGCAATGGCTCGTGAAATTTTATCAGGTTCACCAAAAGGAAAGAAAATGGTGAAAGATATGGTTGATGAAATTGTTGAAGAACTAAAAGGATATGAGTATGAAGATACTATGAAAAAATATGAGGATGATGACGACGACGACGATGATGATGATGATGAGGATTTTGATGACTTCTTAAAAGGATTAGGTATCAACTAAAAACTTTAAAACCCTTCAGAGATGAAGGGTTTTCTATTTTATGATAAATTTTATATTTATAGTATATGAGTTTATCTAAAGAAGCTGTTTTAATGGAGTATGCCAAGTGTATGAAATCAACACCATACGCCCTTAAAACTTATTTACAGACATATGACAACACTGTTTCAAAGTATGTCCCATTAGAGTTATTCCCCGACCAAATTAGTTTGGTTGAGGATTACGAGAATTATAATGAAAATATTGCATTAAAGTATCGACAAGCAGGTGTATCTACGGTAACCGCCGCTTGGTCATCAAAAAAACTTGTTTTTGCTAAAAAGAATAGTCCTGAAAAAGTTTTGATTATTGCAAATAAGTTGGATACTGCGGTTGAGGTAGCAAATAAGATTAGAGGATTTACCGACCAATGGCCTAGTTGGGTTGGTGTTGGGTTTTCTGCTGAAAAAAATTCACAAAGACATTTTAAATTAACTAA